TCTTCTGTTGTATGTGGTTGGCGGATTTGTCCTGCCGCCCATCATCAATATGAGTATCGCAGTTGTAGGAATGATTATAGGTGTAGGGATCGCAATTTCCTTTGCTGTCAATAAACAATAGCAAGAATGTCAAATAAGCTGAAAGCTGATGTTGCAAAGTCCCAGTCGGACTGGGCCAACGATCCTAAATCTGTTCAATTGGCATATGAATCATACCAGCGTGCCTCGCAGAATGCTGAGGAAGATCCCGAAACCTTTGAGCAGACACGTTTCCGGTATTACAGTTTGAAGAATGGTCCAGCCTGGGCAGCTCAGGAACGCAAGGTCATAGAGGATAAAAAACTGGGTCCGGTTCTTGCCAAGTATCGCCAGCAGTATGCCGATCTTGACAATCAGAGTGCTGTTCAGGTAGCGTATACAGATTCTATTGCAGCCATTCGTGATAAGCAATCGTCCTTGACAGACAGTGTGTCTGGAAACATTGACTTTCTGGGGAACCTCCTGTCGGAGAAACTACAGAAAATCGGAGCATTCAATCGCTACATTCAGCTCACGGATCCTACATCTGCCACGCCCGTTCCGGCTGTAGAGAATCCGATCGTTGCTTACTTTGCCGGGTTCCCATCGTCGTTTACCACAATCATGGATGTATTTATTGCGATCCTCATTCTTCTGACGCTTATCCTGCTTCTCCGAAAGTCGGGCATAAGTTTCCAGGGACTGCGACAGTCGTTTACACAAGGGTTTGGATTCGGAATGGGGCAAGCAAGTGGGTTACCGAACGTCCAGATCTCCAGTCCAGGACTTGGACCTATGACTACACCTAGACTACGGTAGCATAAAATGGTCAAATTGGGGAGGAGAATCAAAATATAAGTTGGCAAGGTAGATCTTGCTTTGACCGAGTGGGTTGAATATCCGGCAGTATGCTCCTGGCAACGGAATGCCGTCAAAGGAGGCGAGGGCGAGAAGGTCGTCGTAAAAGACAATATCGTTATGAGGATCCAGCAGGATTCTGTTACCGTTGTTCTGAAAGGCGAGATACCCCTCTGTCTCTATCGTATGAAACCCCTTGATTTTCTGAAAGTCGCTTATCGGGATAGGTGTCCATTTTGGAGGGACCTCGATCGACAAGAAAGGTATCCAGGTATACGTGAACGATAAGAACGGAGTCACCTGCCGAAGTCCACGGGGAATCGTATACTGTATTTCAAACATGAACGGCGTGGGTCCCCATATATCTGTCGCCTTCCTGCAGAGAGACATGATCATTTTTCCAGACCATCCCTGCTCCCTGTGCCCTCGGTCCACGTAATTAAAGCACATAGCAACTGCCATGGACGATTTGTGTGTTCCGACCCAGCATCCTCGTTTTGCCGCAAGGAGTCCGATGCGAGGAACCCAGGCGAGGAGATCGCTGTCGCCCATAGACGGCCGTCTCACATGAAACTCATCCTTCCAAATAGACATACTCCACTCCCGAACATTGGAGGGCACATTTTTCCATACTTCGGTAGTTACATCGGGAAAATGCGGGTAAATAAAGTCACGATGTAACATTGTCCCTACCCTCCCTGGTTTTCGCTGGATTGGAAGCAGCTCCCACATTTCTTACATAGATACAAGAGACAGATGGACGGATCTTTAGCATATTGGCTCATTGCCCTAGTGGCTATTGCTATTCTGTTGTTGTCGCAACTGCATACTGTTCACCGTGAGTTGTTTGACAACGAAAGGGAGAAGAACGGAGAGACGGATACCCACGAAGACTATTCCGAGATATATGACGACTTCTACGCCAACGTCTACGACAAGCTGTTCACGACACCTGAACGTGTCTCGTTTGAGAAAGCGTCGATCCGTGAGTATGCCCTGTCGGAATGGCCGAAAGAAGAAATCAAGCTTCTGGATGTGTGTTGCGGGACGGGACCGCATGTGGACTGGTTGTGCCGTGAAGGCATTGATATTGTAGGTCTAGACAGTTCAGAGTCCATGTTGAAGAAGGCACGAGAGAAGTGTAAGAGCGCCCGGTTTTACAAGGGGGATGTGGCTCGGGCAGAAACGTTTGCGCCGAAATCCTTTTCGCATGCGATGATGCTCTATTTCTCCATCTACCAGTTCCAGAACGCCAAGATGGTCCTCGACAACATTTACTCGTGGCTGCGTCCAGGTGGTATTTTCGTGATTCATCTGGTAGACCCCAATAAGTTTGACCCGATTCTAGATGCGGCTTCACCCTTCGGACCGTTCTCCGTCCAGAAATACAGCACGGAGCGGGTAATTGATTCCGATGTATTCTTTGACAAGTTCAAGTACAAGAGCAGGTTTGTCAAGGATCCTGATACGGACAAAGCTCGGTTCGAAGAGGTCTTTGAATTTGACAAGCCAAAGCGTTCGTACCGTGAGAATATTCATCAGCTGACGATGCCAACGATCCCTGCGATGCTGGATATTGTGAAATCATCTGGGTTTACTCGTCACGAGATGGTGGACATGACGCCAGTGGGTTACGAGTATCAATATCTTGTCTACTTTTCTAAGTAAGAGGTAAGACGGAATGAGTAGGATCACGAAAAACTTACAGAATATCGGGGGTGGTTCCTTGACTCTCGGCACCACCCCTGCTGTTACGAACGTGAACATGGCCAACAATTCACTGTCGAATGTAAACCAGATCAATGGACAGGTATTTCCAACTGGTCCTGGAGGTGTAGGACAGTTTATCTCCCTAGCTCCAGACGGAAAGACTATGTACTGGGTCACTGGTCTTGGAGGTACGGGAACCCAGGGCGCAACGGGTCCTCAGGGTCCTGCCGGTGGATCGTCTGGCCAGATTCTCTATAATGGGGGTGCCTCTGCAGCTGGAAATGCTGCGTTGACATTTGCGTCGGCAACTGGCATCACAACGATGTCAGCAACAACGGTCACAAACAACCTGAACGTAGGAGGAAACATCTCGGGCAATTTTGGGTGCAACTCGTATACGATTGCGAGCGTTCTGCTAAGTAACGGAACTATCTCGAATGCGACCGGAACATCCAATACGATTGGGGGGTGGACGCTATCCAATTCAGTGCTCTCTAATGGACAGACGACCATTATTGCAACAGGGGCGATTTCTACTCCTGGGGGTGTATCGAACTCAATTGGCGGAGTGGCACTGTCTAACGGGACCATCATCAATGCTGGGGCATCCTCGAACTCTATCGGTGGATGGCTAATATCCAATTCGCTACTCAGCAATGGACAGACGACCATTTTCGCAACAGGGGCGATTTCTACTCCTGGGGGTGTATCGAACTCGATCGGTGGAGTAGCACTGTCTAACGGGACAATTAGCAATCTTGGAACGTCATCAAATACATTGGGAGGCACTATCTTATCAAACTCTGCTCTGGGAGTTGGTGTTACACCAGGAGCCTACGCCCTGAACGTCTCGGGAACCGGGTTTGTTTCTGGAACATTCAATGTGAGTGGTGTACTTACTGCACAGGGAACACTAACAGTTCAAGGGGCAACTCTGTCTGCAGGATCGGCGACAGCAACTGTATCATCCGCTACCATCACGAATGCCATGACGACAGGATCAATCACGGTAATTGGAGTGTCAACTCTATCGGGCGCTGTCACGATGAGTAACGGGGTTACGGTGAGTGGTCTGGCAGCTCTATCTAGCGTATCTGTATCTGGAGGTGTCACGATCAGCGGACTTACAACCCTATCTGCTGCGACTGTGCAGAACAATCTCGTGGTATCTGGAACCATCTCGGGAGGAACAACGACAATCTCATCGCTGAACGTCTGGAACGCTGTCACTATCAGTGGACTGGCTACCTTATCTGCGGCGACAGTTTCAAACCTCTTGACTGTGGGTGGAAATATCTCGGCTGGAGCTGCGGTGACGACCATTTCATCCCTCAACGTCTCAAATGCTGCGACAATCAGTGGACTACTCACCGTATCCGCTGTGACAATTCAGACCAATCTCACGCTAGGGGGGATATCCATATCGGCTGCTGCTGCGGTGACAACTATTTCGTCTCTCAACGTCTTGAATGATACGACTATCAGCGGACTCCTCACCGTATCCGCTGCCACCATCCAGAATAACTTTACGGTCGGTGGCACTACATTATCGGCAGGGAACTCGGTCGCCACCTTATCGTCCTTGAACGTATCAAATACTACCACTATCAGCGGACTCCTCACAGTCTCTGCAGCGACAATTCAGAATAATCTCACGGTGACTGCGATTACAACGATTTCATCCCTGAATGTCTCAAACTCTGCGACCATCAGCGGACTTCTGACTGTATCCACTGCCACCGTTCAGAATAACTTCACGGTCTTTGGAAATATCTCAGCAGCGGCGGCGACCACAACGGTTTCATCCCTGAACGTATTCAATGCTGTCACTATCAGCGGACTCCTCACAGTCTCCGCTGCTACGGTTCAAAACAACCTAGTGGTATCTGGAACTATCTCGGGTGGGTCAACGACAATTTCATCCCTCACCGTGTTGAATGATGCTAATATTAGCGGACTCCTCACGGTCTCCGCTACTACAGTTCAGAACAATTTCACAGTTGGTGGAATATCTATCTCCGCTGGAAATGTGACCACAACTATTTCATCACTCAACGTCTCGAATGATACGACTATCAGTGGGCTCCTCACAGTGTCCTCTAGCACAATTCGGAATAATCTTGGCGTATCTGGACTCAGCACTCTGTCTGCTACCACCATAACCACTTTATCAGCAGTATCATTCTTCGTATCAGGAACCACTACGCTATCGGATGCTGTCACAGTAGCCGGAAATTTGACTGCTCCGACGGCGACTATTGGGACAGTAACCTTGTCGAGTGTCGCAGGACTTATCGCCATCAACAGCGTTTCCGTAACCATACAAAGTAGTCCTTTACGATTTATTGTTGGAATATCCAACAACCAAACTGGAACGTCGTCCAATGTAAACTTATTCGGGAATCGAACAGGCTTTAATAACTCGGGGTCGATTGTGAACTTCATGGGACCCAGCGCCGGACTGAATAACACGGGGTCGTCGGTGAATGCGTTCGGATTCAACGCTGCCGCAAATAATTCAGGGTCATTCGTCAATGCGTTTGGGTGCAACGCTGGGGCAGGAAATACCAGGGACAGCTTGAATGCTATAGGAGCGAACGCTGGAGTGGGAAACAAAGGTGTAAATCTCGTAGCGATTGGTTCGAACGCTGGATCGAACAATACTGGAGATAACAATATTAGTATAGGTGACTGGGCTGGATGGAATCTATCGGGGGCAAGCAACGTTGCGGTAGGGTTCAGGTCTCTCGTGGACAACAGTGGAACCTATACGATCGGTATTGGTTTCAATGCCGGTGTGTCTGGTGGAGCGAATAACTGTATTTACATTGGCCAGTATGCTGGATCCAACAATACCCGTTCCAACTCTATCTTCGTAGGTAGCAACCCGGGGTATTCGGTGGCAGCAGATCATCAGTTTGTAGTGTACTCCCTGTCCACCCTTCCATTGATCCAGGGCGATTTGAGTTTTAACCGTGTAGGTCTTGGCAAAGCTCCAGGGGCGTTTGCACTGGACGTATCTGGAAGTATCCAGGCATCCAATGTCTCTCTTGGCAGGCTCAATGGCGTTATATGGTCTCCATCAACTACTCCGGGAAATGGAACAGTTCCTACCTATACTGGCTCATATATAGAATGGGAGGTTCCAGGGGCGGGTGCGGGCGCTACGTGGTCAATTTACCCGGCAACTCAACGTGTGAATCTATCTGGATACGACCTGTCTGGAATCGTATCGTTCAATTCGATTTCGGCGGTCTTTGTATCGGCGAGTCAACAAGTTGGACTTGGAAGCGGAGTTCTCTCTGGAAACACTGGATCAAACGTAGTAGCTTTTGGAACCGGAGCCGGGTCGGGTGGAACAACGAATAATATGGTATTCCTTGGAAGCAATCCAGGGTATTCTCCTGCTGTAAGCAATGCGTTTATTGTATATTCTACCAGTGCTACACTGCCGTTCCTCCAGGGAGATGTATCTGCCAGACTACTTGGAATCGGTCGGGTTCCTCGGGAACAGTATGCCCTTGACGTATGTGGAACAATCGCAGCAGGTAGTGGGTTCTTCACTCCTGCAGGGGCCGCCAGTACAATCGGCCCAATCTTTATATATAACTCCACTGTAGGAATTGGAGGAATAGCGGATAATCCATACAAGCTTGATGTCCAAGGTATTCTACGTGTTTCCAACATCATAGCCACCAACATGGGAACAAGCAATCTGATCGGGGGGATAACCCTGTCCAACACGACCTTATCGGCAGCGACCGTGAACGCAGCGACCGTCAACGTAAACACCCTATGTGCGGCTACACTGCTGTTTGGAGACGTGGTTGCCCTAGGATACCAGTCTCTCTCAGGAAATACTGCACCATACGTAAATGCACTAGGATACAATGCTGGATTCGGAAATACCTTTTCAAACTGCACATTCATCGGAACCAACCCGAGTTCCGCCAGATTGGGGATTACTCAAGCCAATACATTCTTGGTCTACTCCACTTCTGTTGCTCCCACACTGCAAGCAGATACCTCAAACAATTACGTTGGGATTGGAAAGGTTCCGGGACCATACGCACTAGATGTTTCGGGAACAGCGAATGTTGTCAGTCTGAGTTCCCAATCGGTGATTACAGTTAGTATGACTACGACCACCATAAAGATAAACTCTACAGTTATCGGACTGGGATCCAACTCTCTCTCGGGAAATACTGCACAATACGTAAATGCCCTAGGATACCAGGCTGGACACGCAAATACCTTTTCAAACTGCACGTTCATCGGAAGCAATCCGAACCCCACGTCTTCAGGTGCTACTCAGCCAAATACATTCCTGGTCTACTCCACTTCTGTGGCTCCCACTATTCAAGCAGATACCTCATACAATTACGTCGGAATCGGATGTGTCCCCGGAGCATATGCCCTAGATGTATCGGGTCAGATCCGCACAACATCCAACATTATCAACACCATCAATGTATCTCTTGTGACGACAGATGCTTTTGCTATCTCGACGGCAAACTACTCCACCTACTTCAATCTTCTCGGGACATCTACAACTGTGACAATTACTCTTCCAGGAACAACTCCTATCCAAGGAAGTTACTGGGTCATCAAGAACAACTCTACAGTGAATTATACGCTGTCGTGCGCAGGAGGATTTCTGAACGTGTCACCAATATCAAACATCTACCTCCAAGCAGGAAACGGTCTGACTCTCATTTACTCGGGTGCGAACTCGGTATATTACACGTTCTAAACTGTAAGCCCATCAATAATGAGTAGGATCACAGATACCCGAACAGTTGCAGATTTCCAAACGTTCACATTTTCTGGGCACGCACGCACTCTTGCCCATAAATCCCTGCTTCAGAGCATTCAATTGGGTCATGCCGATTATGCGTGTTACTGGACACTGGAACTCCTGTGTTCAGGACTTGTTCATTCTTTGTGGAATACCCTGTTCGAGGCCGGATCTCTCTATGTCCACCGCTGTCCCAATATGTTCACCTACCTCACATCGCAGTATGAACGGTTTGCCTCTATTGAAGAACGGTTCAGTATTCATACGATGACAGATATCCGCAATCACGAAGAGGCTAGAGCACTCGTATGTGAAACGGCTGTGGCGTTGGCAATCGCCCGAAAACAGAAACCGATTGCACTTCCGACGATCAAACCCCTTCACGATTTCCAGCCAGAAACTGTTCGTGAGAATCTACGGGCAACATCACAGGCTGCATGCTTGCCATTCGTCAAGGCCGACGACCCGTACGAACTCAAGATTCCGTTCAACGAGTTCTGTTTTTCTATTCAAACTCGGGATACCCTGCGGGCCCTATATTGGATGTCATGGATACTGTCGTATGCCCGTGAACAGAAGAAACGGACGAAACAGCCTCTTCTCTGTGCGGAACGCCGCAATCCTTACGTGAATTCCAAGTTTTCCAAAGCTCTGGTCTGGATGTTCTGGGATGTCTTGAATGCTCATTCCAATACGTATATTGAATCCCTGTACAAACTCTACTGCCTACGATGGGAACCCAAGATGTCTAAGCCTCGCCAGTCCCTTCTTTTGACGGCAGTTGTCTTTGTCACGGAAACCCTGGATGCCCGTGAACCTGCCAAACGCAATGAGCTGGAAATCAGTGCAGTGCTCCACAAGATCCCCCAGCTCCTAGAAACAATACAAGCCACTCGCAATACTTTCCAAGCTAGAGAATAATATAAAGATGCCCGCCCCTACCGATATGCAGAAACTCCAGATCTCGGCGTTCCAGGGACTCCTGTTCTACATCCTGGCCAATCCGATCACGTTCCGGGTCGTGGACGGTCTGTCTCGCTCGATAAGCGGTCCCCGGGTCTTCGAGAACGGTGTCCCGACTGGCATTGGTCTGCTTGTCCACGCCGCCGTCTTCTTTGCTGTCACGATGGGCCTGATGTATATTTAGACCTATCGTGAATAGGAATACAATGTATACTCTCTCCAAGGTATGGGAATCCCGCCCAGTTCCCCAGAAAACTTATAAAACGACGTTCCTTTGGTGTGGACTCCAGTGTCTGAATCCACACGAAAAGACGTGCCGAACATTCCAGCCGCAGAAGGACGGGATGGTAAAAATTGAAACGCATCCGTATCCGAATGTTCTGGACAGGATTGACTATTCTGAAACAGTGAGGGTATCGGTATGGCAAGACGGATCGTTCACGGAGAACGATGATCTGTTTACGCCGGCGGGGCAGCAGCCTTCTTCGAAAACCACGAAGGGCAGCACTTCTTCACCTCGGCCAGGGCCACGTTCGCAACCTTCCCGACCTCGGCCTTCACGATCTTGACGGCCTCAATGACGTAGGGAAGCGCAACGTCGCACCATGTAACAAGCTGGGTCTTCTGCTCCTCGGACAGGGGGGACTCACGAATGGCCTTCTTGACCTCCTCTACAATGAACTTCGCCTTATCCTCATCGGAACGATCGGCGAGGATCTCTACCTCCGCAATCTTCTGAATGACAAACTTCACGAGCTCAGACTTGTTAGCAAAGTCGATGACTGCAGTCTTCGCTACGTCAATGGCACTGGCAACGGATTCGGGTACAGGGTCAGACATGCTTGTGTTTAATTTTAGGTCTTACAAAACTTTCCATAAAATAACATGGAAATCTCGGATATTGTCTACCTTGCCTTTGCAACGATCATGGTCATTGTAGTTCTTCATATTGGAGTATTCTGGATTTCCAGGACGATCCAGGCGCCCAAGCCAAAGATCGTGTATGTCGACCGCACCCCTCTCCCCGCCCTCATTCCTGAACTTCAAGTTCCGCCCGCCCCTCCCCAGCCCCAGCCTCAGATTGTCCTTCCCCCGAGGGTAGAGCCGCCGACTCAGGGGCATAGCCAAACTGCTACGGTGCCCACCTTTATTGGAATGCCTCCCCCTGCTGCCCAGCCAATGCCTGAACTCCCTCCTCCCATCGATACCCGTGAAATGGACAAGGTAGGGTGGTCGGGAGCATCGGGCGGCGCCCCGGCGAAGTGATTTTGATGGTAGATGATTGATAGTATATATGAATAGACTCAAAACACTCTACGGATGGGATTCGGGACTTCGCATGACCCGTCAAGGTCAAGGACCGGTTGGGGCATTCACCTGCAAATCTCCACAGACTAGCGGAATGCCAGGATGGTTGTGTCTCACCCGTGACGAATCGTCAACACCGGTAGCCTACTGGGTCCCCCGGAAACCCGATGCGACTCCCCAGATTTTCAGGATGGTTTGGGATGAACGGTGTTTTGAAGATACAATCTTGCGAGTCGAATACACCTCCACACATATGTATATCGCAGATATGTGGATGTGGAATGGAACCCCTATGTTCAAGACAAAGTCGTTTGCACAGAGGAACGAGTTCTTGAAGTTGGCGATGGCGGCGTATACTCCGTGCCCTGCGTTTGAGACCAGGAAGGTAGAACACCGAGACAATGCGACCGATATTCGTGGATACGAGCATTATACGGATGCTCATGGCGAAAAGGGGATCTTTATGGAAACCAAGCCAGAGATCCAAAACCACGACAAGTATGAGATCGTTTCTACGGATATTCCTGACGTGTATAAAGTTGCGGATGTAGGATATTTGCGTGTACAGACATTGGCGCTATCCAAACATCTTCGCAGTCTAGGATCCGTGTTCACACTGGAGTGCGTCCAGAATGAAGACGGGACATGGACACCGAGAATCTAGAATCTAGTCTCTGTCCAATACAAATGGCTCGTGGTCGTAAACATACAAAAAAGGCTGGTCGCCGTCGTAGTCGTTCGGTCAAGCGTGGGGGCGGATACGGATTCGGCGGATCGATTCTGTCCGATCCTGGCCGCCCGAATGCTGGAAGCGCACTCTGGAATAATCAGGCAGGCAGCGATTGCGGCGCCAATCTCCAGGGTCGTGGCGAAACAATATGACGGGTGGTCGTCGCCGCCGTGGAAAGGGAAAGACGGCGGGTCGTCGTCGTCGTCACCGGGGAGGCACTCTTGCTCTCCAGCAGCCTCGGGCGGGATACACATTTAACGGCTCGGGCATTGCCGGAACGGCCGATACCGTTGCGGTTGGAAGTCCCGTAACGGTTGTTTAAATTCTACCCTAGAATCAATGAAGGCAAACGTGGATACTGCTGTCGCTTCTCTACTTTTGCTGGTGACCATCGTGTTCCTTGTCCAGCGCCAGCTAGGATACCTCGCTGTCTGGCTTGTGCTGATTACCGCCGTAGTGGGATACGGCGTCCGCATGCCCCTGACGGCTGCCGTAACGCTTGGAATCGCCACGATTGCGGGTGTAGTTCTGATTTCAGGTCAGGCTCTCAAGGAGAACTACGAGAACCCTACGGAGAGCGACGAGAAGAAGAGCGACAAGAAGGACAAGGAGAAGCAGGAAAAGAAGGACCCGGAACCTCACACCGATTCCAAATCGGCGAAGATCGAGGACTCTCACCTGGATGCGGGAACCACGGTTCTGCACGCCTTCCAGAAACTGAACCCCGAACAGGTTTTGCAGATGCGTGACGATACGAAGGAACTCATGGATACTCAGAAACAGCTTGTGGAGACGCTCTCTTCCCTGGGACCTCAGGTCCAGCAGGGAGCAGAACTCGTCAAGAGTTTCCAGGGAATGTTCGGTGGCAATCTAACCGAGGTTCTGAAGCAGTGAGATGGCTGCCGCATACTTGAAATACTGATGGTTGCGATCGGCTGAATTAATTTTGATGAGTGGAAGACCAAGACCATGGGTCAGGATTTTCCACGTGTAGAGGGTTGTGCCGAGATGGTAGTGTTCTACCACCTCGCTCCAGCACGAGAATGCGCTCCAGAGAACTTGGAGAGACGATGCAGCGTAAAAAAGGATAGAGAAGGTGGACATGTCGACCGTCCCACCGAGATACTCAAATAGAACTGGGAAGAAGAAGTAACATCCCCAAAAGAGAACGTGCCCTACTGGCTGAATAAACAGGTTGGAGTATAGAGACATGTGTTCTATGAACGGAGCAGGGTTCACTTTCTTGTCGAGATCAATGTATTTCCACACGACGGCCGCATGATCATGATCAATCATCTTTCGTAGAGGAGACGGCTGGGGGTGCCGGAACGACATCGCCAATTAGAATACCCTCGGACGGAAATTCCAGCTGGTCAAACGTCTTGGGGTTGATATACACCCACTTCTCTGCTGGACAGTCTACCACCAAACGAAGAATCGGAATGGTCACACGGTTTCCCTCAACCACAAGGTGGTCTACCCTGTCCGTGCAGTCTAGCGCCTTACCGTCCTCACCGATGTAGCCAACAAAGAACCAGGGTGCCGTTACAGACTCAAAGACATCGGGAAGCAAGTATCCCTGACCCGCCTCGTTGGTCCACTCAATCACCGTCTTATGGCTCTGATGTAGTCCATGAGTCTTCCGAATATGGTGTAGGATAACATCTGCGCCCACACGGCGAAGCTCATGATACTCGTCGGCATACTCCGAAACTCCCGTATCTAGATTCGTCGCCTGCCACGTCATCGTCTCATACACCGGCGCCCGGCGGGCACAGCACCGCTCTACCGCCGCATAGACTCCTACAAGGCCGTAGATAATATAGGTCCCTACCCGCTCTACTACACTCTGCATTTGATAACTTAGTATGCTATTGTGTAAATTAGAACGGCTGCGTGAAGGTCATACGGTCAATCTGGAGTCCCATCGCAACGGATGTTGCCAGAGCAGTAATGATGAACGGACCGGCCATGATGAACCACGCAACGATTCCAAGATCGAGGCGGCAGAGGAGGTCCAGGATAAAGACGGTGGCGCCGCCAAACAGAACCTTGGTGCCGGCCGTAATCCACGCAAAATCGGCCACATCAAACCCAAGTTGGATGGCCAGGAAGAGAGCATACAGGAGAGCCGGGGGGCAGAGGTTCTCGATGAATTTCATTTTCGTGCTTTATGTAGTATACATAAAATATGACTACCCCAGAGAAGGTTCAGACGGTTATGGACTATTCTGGAGCGACTCGGGAGGCTGCTGAGGCGATGCTTATCAAAGAGAAGGGAGATGTGATCTCTGCACTCGTGGAACTGGCGGTTGCCCCTGCCATCTCGGGAACCAAGTATATTCCTCCTACCCCGGTCGTGAACGACGGGCACGACGCCGAGACGAAGGAGCGGATTACCCAGGGGCGGATTATGGCGGATATGCTTAGCGCCTCAGCGAGAAACGACCTCCGCGGAAAGGCATCGCATTACCCGCAGGCGCCCGGAGCTGCAAAATTGGCTGCGTTACCAGAGGAGCAGCCGCTGCCGTAGTTGTGACTGGGGCGGGATACATGTTCGCATAATCAACTAGTTTCTTCTCAACCTTTGTGAAATCGTTGAATATATCCATCTCATATGTTCGGTCATAGGCTTTCTTTGAGTACTCAGTATACGTCTCGGGGTTATCAAGTGCTTGAATAGCCGCAACCCATTCGTCAAACTTGTCGTATGCGCACGCCTGCTGAGTTCCCTGGATCCACTCCTGCATTCCCTCTGAGGATCCAGATTTACGAGCCCTTGAATCATTCCGATCATACGGTTTCGTGTGAATAACCGGGATGCCATTGTACATGGCTTCAAACGCAACACGCCCCCAGCTCTCATACTGGGACGGAACCAGCATAACACGAGTCCTCTGAAGAACTGTGCGTATATCATCTTGCACATTGATCCATTCGATGTTTGGAACGTGTTCAGGGACGTTGATCAGGTTGTAGTAGGGTCGGACACCCAAGAACTTCTTCTCGGGAAATCGCAGCGCAAGATCGCAGAACACCGGAAGACCTTTTAGAAGATTGGCGTTTACGAGGGTGATACAGTCTCCTGGTGGAGGAGTTCCACGCTCCTGAAACTTCACTTCGTTCTCGATCATGAGGGGACGCACACTCTCACACAATTTGATGGTTGAGGAGAGCTTTACCGTGCTCATAACATAGTTCGTGATATGGTCTGAAATAATCCATAGTATTTCAGCCCATTTTCCAAGACGGGGATATTCGTTCATAATGCTGTCTTTATCCTCGCCAAAATGCATGGTGATAAGAATGGGTTTCTGGAACCGCTCATTGAGCTTCCTGACGGTATTTAGAAACGGGAAGTGAGGAGAGCACCAAATATTGGCACCGTTCAATTCACGCTCCGAAATGCTGAAATGCTTCCACTGAATACCACGGTAAACTCCCTGCTTTTCGGCTGCCCATCGGTTGTATGTAATCACAAAACTTACTGTATGACCACGACGTTGTAGCTCTTTGGCAAATACAATGTCGTGAAAAAATGCCCCACAGGGGTCTGGCATATGTTGTGCGAAGAACACAACTCTCATTTATTTATTAGATTACTCCGAGACAGCTTTATTACGAATGAGACGCGTGGGGTCGCCGCCACGAGACCATGTCTGGACAAACCCGCTCGCCTCCTTCATGTCCTCACGAACACTCTGGAGAAGCGGGTCAAACTGCTGAGGGAAGAACTTGTCGGAGACCGTAGAACACTCCTTACGTGTTCGGATCGGGGCACTCTGGATCAGACGGCTCTCAACATCCTTGTTCGCAGCCGAGGGGCCGCCCCCCATATTGGGAGTCGTAGCCCACGGGCGAGCGAACGTCTGCTGGTGTCCCTTGAGACGCTGCGTCCCGGGATCTCCCAGCGCTAGACGGGAATATAGATCCACGTCGCACCCCCCACCTGCCGTATTGCCAAAGTTGCCCGTGTAATTCATCGTCACGAACGAAGACGCAAAGTCGGCGACGGGGTCAAAGTTCTGGCAAGAGTCTGCGGGGCGGGCAGTGGTGAGGTAGTAATCTTGCTGGCTCTTGTTGTCACGGGCATTGTAATCCTGCTGCACCGTATCGTTCCTCTGACGAGTCGGGGCATAGAACCATTGCTGGGGGTTGTTGGTCTGTGGTTCCTGGGACGTCATGCTTTGCTTATTATCTAAAACGAATAAACTTTACGTGGTTCCTTCTCTGAGCATTAAGATTACAAGATGTCTATCCTTTGCCCCTGCGATTGGATCGATCACGACGAATTCGGGAAGTATGTCATTGATATCTACGGCCGCACAGATGAAGGCGAGGCGGCAATGATCAGAGTTCGGGGATACAAGCCGTATTTCTATGTGGGTGGAGACTATGATTTCGCAAGCGAGACTCACGGAATCACAAATATTAAGGTGACCACGATGGAGAAGTATGATGTGTTTGCGGGGTTCAATGAGTTCAAGACGACCAATGTCCAGAAGGTGGAGGTCAATTCTATGAAGGATTTCAAGGCAGTCACCAAGTATGCCAAGGACGCATGCGAATGCAATGAGTGTGGGAAACCAAAAGACACTTGCGAGTGCAAGGACTCAAAGTATACATTTATCTACACCGTCTACGAATCCAACCTCCCTCCGCTTCTCCGCTTCTACCACGACCATGAGATCCTGCCTGCTTCTCCCGTCGCATTCATCCCTGGCCAGAAAATCAAGGGGCTGGAGAAGTCGTGGTATGTAGATCTCGTAAACATCCGCAGTAAGGCGAGCGCAGACACTCCGCTGAAGGTGTCGGCCTACGATATTGAGTGCATGTCCGAGAGCGGCAACTTTCCAGTCCCCGACAAGGATCCGGTGATCCAGATCGGGATTACGACTCGGTGGTCTAACGGTATGACCAAGTCCATTGCTCGCAAGGTGTTTGTGTGGCCGTCGGTGGATAAGTCCGAGGATCCTTCGGTGGAGTTCAGGGGGTATCGGACCGAGGCAGATATGATTGAGGGGTTTATGGAGTATGTCCAGGAGGAGAACCCCGATATCATTTGTGGATACAACACCTACGGCTTTGACGACAAGTTCCTAGCCACTCGGGCCAAGATCTGCGGGATGAAGCTCAATCTTGCCAGGGGTCAGATCTGGGGAGATATTCTCCAAAAGAAGACGTTTGATCTGGCCTCAGGAAAGTATGAGGTCGAGTATCTGAAGACTCCGGGTCGTCTTACGATCGATCTTCTGCTGTCGATGCGGCGTGAACATATCTTGGACTCCTACAAACTCGATAATGTCGCATCCACGTTCCTGCGGGACAAGGTCTTGAAGTTCGAGGGGAATACTGTTCATACCAAGACGACTCGTGGACTGTTTGTGGGAAACTATGTGTGCTTCGATCTGGTGGGCAACACGATCAATCCGTACCAGGACGGCCGCAAGTTCCTGGTGCGGTCTCTCACACACAACACGATCGTTCTGGATGAAAAGGAGAAGGATCTGTTTGCGGATCTCACCGACGATGAGAAGAAGATGGTGGAGTGGTCGTTCACCAAGGACGATATCACACCCCAGGATATCTTCCGCATGCACCGAGGAACACCTAAGGATCGGGCAACCGTTGCCAAATATTGTATCCAGGATTGCGACCTGGTATTGACCCTGATGGCAAAGCTCGATACCCTCACGAATTCTCGGGGTATGGCGGATGTCTGCTTCGTTCCGCTCCAGTTCCTCTTCCTCCGTGGTCAAGGAATCAAGATCTTCTCCCGGGTGGCTTACGAGGCTTCGAAACGCAATCAGATCCTTCTCACACAGGAGGCGATGGATGGCGAGGGAATTGGGTATGAGGGTGCGATCGTGATTGCTCCCAAGATCGGGATGTATCTCGACACGCCCATTGCGGTCCTGGATTTCAACAGCCTGTATCCGTCCTCCATGATCGGTGAGAACCTCTCGCCTGATACGCTAGTGTCCAAGAAGATCTATAACGAGGCGGGAAAGCTGCTTCCAGAGTTGTGTGAAGGCATGACGGCTGAGAAAACGAAGACGCTGGACAATATCCGGGAAGTGTCGTATGTCGAAGATGGCAAGAAATGCGTATGCACCTACATCCAGCCCACTGCCGATCAGCCGCTATCGCTCGGCTTGATTCCTACGGCACTCCAGATCATGTTGGCAAAGCGAAAGGAGGCAAGAAAGAAGATGGAAGATCCGAAACTGGATGATGCCCAGCGATCGGTGTATAACGGTCTTCAAGCAGCCTACAAGGTTGTTGCCAACTCCATCTACGGTCAGCTGGGGTCAAGGACTTCGCCGATCCGCAAGATGTGTATTGCTGCGTGCACGACGGCGGTGGGGAGACGTTCCCTCCTCTTCGCCAAGTCGACCGTCGAGGCAGATGGGGCAGATGTAGTGTATGGCGACACGGATTCGATCTTCGTGAAGTTTCCAGGCAAGGATCTGCCGGGCGCAATCAAGGCGGGGCAGGAGGCAGCGAAGAAGATCACGTCCCTGTGTCCACACAAGGCATTCGTGATCGGCTATGAGAAGACGTTCTACCCGTTCATTCTATTCTGTCGCAAGCGGTATGTCGGGATGAAGTATGAGGAGGATCCGAGCCCGACCAAGTGTAAGCGGGCATCCATGGGGATTGTTCTCAAGCGGCGGGACAATGCGCCTATTGTCAAGGATGTATACGGCGGTGCCCTGGATATCATCTTGGAGGAACGGAATGTCAAGAAGGCCGCAGAGTTTGTCAAGACCATGCTGGTGAAGGTGATGAAGAATGAACTGCCCATTGAGAAGTTTGCGATCACCAAACAGTTGCGGGACGATTACAAGGCGATGAAGGAAGGGTATGCGGGTCATGCGACCATTCCCGCCCACCGTATTCTGGCAGATCGCATGACAGCTCGGGATGCTGGGAATGCACCGGCCGTGGGTGAACGGGTGCGGTATGTCCACATCCAAAGCACCAAGAAACTCCAGGCGGATAAGATTGAGGATATCGCCTACGTCCAAACCAACAAACTGAAGCTGGATGCCACGTTCTATATCACGAACCAGATCCAGAACCCTGTAGCCCAACTGTTTGCTCTCTGCATCGAGAGCCTTCCAGGATACCGTGAGCCTCGCCCTTCTTACAAGTCCATGTATGACGGGTTCATTGCGGACGGCACCGAGCACGAAGAGGCGACGCTGGGTGTTCTGAAATACAAGGAGAAGCAGCTGGACTCTCTGCTGTTTCTCAAGGCGGATTATATGCAGGAATCTCTTCAGGAAAAGAAGGGACAGCGGACCCTGACCTCAATGTTCAAGAAGTAAACGAAAGAAACATTTAGAAGGAGATTGATTCATCATACAAATGAATCCTATTCTAGAAATTCTCGCAGATATAGCCTATGCCCGGGCATCTTTTTACCGTCGGCATTCGATCGTGCCTTACCAGCTCACTCGCCAGTTTCTGGCAAACGAGGCGCAGATGCTCACTCTTCTCAATCAACTTCGTTCTCCTCCTACTCCTGCCCCCCTCACTCCGCTATCACATAACTTTGATATCCCGCTCAACCTTGTTCAGCTACTTTTTGGTCGCAATGCGACGGTGGGACTTGGACAGGGCCAGGGCAATCCTCAGTTCTGGGAGAATGTGGTCGTGGGACTGACCCCCGAACAGTTTGCAGCGGGGACTCGGAATTACGAAAATCCTCCAGATGTAGCAGAGCAGGATCAGTGCTGTATTTGCCAGGAGGGAATTACGGCGGAAGCGGCCGTTCATACTCTGTGTCCTGGACCTGCGTTGGGCGATGGAGTCACATCCACCAATCATCACGCCCTGCATCGCCGGTGTGCTCAGGCTTGGTTCGCCATCAGCACCCGTTGCCCAGTCTGTCGGGCAGATTTACGAACACTGAACCCAACTACTACAAATGCAGATGCCAGCGCCAGCGCCCCCGGCGGTGAACCAGCACCATCCCCTAGTGGTGGTGTGCACCCCAACATTTAATCGCCGATTCTGCCTTGATTTTTCCGTAGAGTGTTTCAAGCGTCAGACGTACCCCAACCTCCACTGGGTCATCGTAGACAACTCGGATGATCCTGAGAAGGATTGGTCACCCATCCAGGAGAAGGAGGGAATCAAGGTCACGTATCATCATATCAAGACCAGGAAGCCGGTAGGGTTTCTTCGCAACGTTTGTTTGAAGGAGGCGCTCAAGCTCAGTCCTGAGTTTATTGCGTTCTGGGACGATGATGACTACTACATGCCGCAACGAATCAAGGTATCGGTGGAGGCACTCCAGAAGAGCCCGCAGCACGATATTATCGGGTGTGCGGTGATGACCGTCTTCCTCACTCGTGAGAATGTCTTGATGGATGTGGGACCGTATGGCCATAACCATGCGACTGCGGCAACGTACCTTTTCCGTGCAAAGTGCGCCGAGACCCGCTACTTCCTGGAGACGGCCAACAAGGCAGAGGAGGGAACGTTCACTCGGGACTGGACGCTGGAAATGATCATGCTGCCCGCCGAGGATATTCTATTGGTCATCGGTCATGCACATAACACGGTGAACAAGAGTGAGATTTTCGAAGACCAGCGTAAATTCGGGGGTCGTATCCACAATTCGGACAATGCCAAGAACCTCGTGCGGTTCCAGTGGGTCAAAGATCCCAGTATGTGGGCGGTACTCCGTAAAACGTTTCTTGATGCTTAAAAAGATCGGCGATTATGTCTCCCGTTACGGGAACCTGTTTCAGTATATCGGATTGCCCGTATTGAAACCTGTTCATTAATCTCCGCACATCGTGCTGGCACTCTTTAACAATGGTTTGGAATTCAGGGTATGGAGTGGGGGTGTATTTTTGTAAGTTTTCATAGAGGTCTCTCGTATTCAATGGCATACATCTGTGAATAATCACGCTGTCGGTAGCCCGTTTAAAAATGACTGGGATTTCGTTGGAGGTGCATATGATCGGAACAACTCGTTTTGGATCTCGGATCCATTCCAGAACCTTCCTCTGTGCGTGTGGGTCGCTCCCATCGATTTCATCTAGGATCACACACGTCTTGCGTGGTTTATCGCCATACTTGACGAAGGAGGTAAACGATACTGGAGCCATACACGAATCACGGAGGTTCGTGACATCGTCGTGGGATCGCAGGGATCGTGAAGCATTGATTTCCAGGGGTTCATGTTCCATTGTCCGAGCCGCTGTCAACGCCAGTGTCGTTTTTCCAATTCCGGGGGTTCCGCAGATGAGAACGCATTTGCCTGGAGTATTTGCACGGAGATAGGTGGATAGAACCTGCTTGGCTTCCGTATGTCCTATGATATCCCCAAACGTTTCGGGTCGGAACGTTTCCGACAACATTACCCTATTATACGTCTACTTACAAAGTCCTTTCCATCCCGTTCCGCATGACTTGGCGATGTCACACTCGTGTCCTTTATAATTCTTTGGATTGAACGGATTGCATTGGGTCTCGTAGGAAGGATTACAGTTTTCTCCGTCAAAAACCCACAAATCCGGACAGGGGTTTAGTCTCGTGAGTCGCTTGACGTATATGATTGGTTGTAACTCGACGAGATAGATATAGGCAAACAGCGAAAAGACGCCCAGTGTGATTCCAATGACGAACAGATCTTTGAATAATCCGTTGAGAAATCGGAACGTATCCGAACACCCGGTGGGTGCGAACTGAGGGCTGAGCCAGTTCGTGAACGGACCAGTGAATACTTGCTTGAAATACGATGCGTAGCATGAGAGCGTAGACATTCTCTTCTATTTATTAACAAGAGTATAATGAGTGTAGAAGCTGGCCGCCACGTGTGCAATACGTATTATACAACTACGCTGAACCCGATTGTTCAGCACCACATTGATTCTTACAATGATTTCGTGGAACGGCGTATCCCTCTGTTCTTGAAAGCATCCAACCCTATCCGACTTGTTCTTGGCGACGCTCGGGAGATCCGAGTATTCATCGGTGGTAAGACTGGCGAGAATATGGGATACCGTCCGCCACTTGATGAATTGGACTATGCGATTATGCCAAATACGTGCCGCACTGAGAACAAGACATATTCTCTAGATTGTGTGGCGGATATTGATGTAGAATACCAGATCGGAGCAGATGTAGAGACGACCAAGTTCGAGAAGGTCACTGTCGCCCGCATCCCGCTTATGATCCGATCCAAGTTCTGCCACCTGTCTGCCCTGACGCCTGAGGAATCGTATGCCCAAGGCGAAGATTACCACGAGACGGGAGGATACTTTGTTGTTGGTGGAAGCGAACGGGTTCTTCTGTCACAGGAACGACTGGGGAACAATATCTTTTACGCTGGAAAGAGGGCGATTGTTTCAGTGGTAGAAGAAGAGCAGAAGGGAGGAAAGACGGAAGAAAAGGGGGAGGACAAGGAATATTATGCAGGATTCCGTGCGATTTCAGACGACGGCGCACGTGGACCGTGGTCACATTACCTTGTGATCCCTCCCGTCCGCCGGGAAGTCTCTATGGCAGAAATAGCCGCAAGGGCTGGAACCAAGAACGAGATCAAAGATTACGGATCTACCCGTATTCGTGGCATGCCTGTCGTAACCCTGCCAGGATTCAAGATCCCTGTCCCCATCCTGAGCGTGTTCCATCTACTGGGTCTGACATCGGACAAGGAGATTTATGACACTATGCTTGTCGGTATCCCCGAATCGGACCGCACAGTCTATGACGATATTTTCATGCAGATTATTCTCAGCCACGACGTTGAGTCGGATATGGATACTCTACGCATTGCCACCAAGACCCGCACCCAGGAAGAAGTATTCTACAATCTCCAAGCCATGCTGTTCTGCAACATCGAAGAGGACGATGTGGGTGCACTGTATCGTCGTAAGGCCTATGCCCTGGGACACCTCCTGCGTCTTGCGGTAGAAAATGCCATCGGGATTCGTGAACCGTCGGATCGGGATCATTTCCGGTTCAAGCGCTTCGATGTTTCCGGAGATCTGTGTTTCCAGGAGTTCCGGCGGATCTACAAAGAGGTTTCAAAGGCCATGACACTTGCGATGGATACCCGTGTCCACTTCGAGGAACGAACGTATGCGGGCAAGAATCTTGCAACTCTGCTCCAGCGTGAAAATATCGGATACTACTGGAAGATGAACACGTTCCTCAACGAATTGTCCAAATCGTTCAAGGGCAAGTGGGGAGGTGCCGATGGTGTCTCACAGATCTTGAGCCGATTTTCCAGGTTGGGAACGGTCTCCATGCTTCGTCGTTCAATTCTTCAGATGGATCCGTCCGTGAAGGCTCTGGGTGCTCGTCGGCTCCACGGAAGCTCGTTCGGGTTCACTTGCCCTTCCGATGTCCCTGACGGCCGCAATGTCGGCATGACGAAACATCTTGCCCTTCTTGCATTTGTGTCCACACAGGGGAACACGGGGGAACTCAAAGCAAAGTTGGCTGGACATACCAATTTCCACCGTATATCCACTATCCATCCCGCCCGGTGGAATACTTCATGGACAAAAGTGTTTGTGAATGGGGATATGTATGGAGCGATCACGGAAAAGACACAGGCAGTATACGACGATCTCATAGGATACCGTCACCAGAACCCTGGAATCTCAGTCGCATGGAATCGCACGGACAATGAGTTGATGCTGTATTCCGATGCTGGTCGTCCGTGTCGTCCAATTTATCGTCCAGGCGTGACATCCGATATGGTTCTAGCCAAGAAGACCTGGAAAGAACTCGCAGATGTATTTGAGTTCGTGGATGCCGACGAATCTGACACCATCAAGATTTCTATGGCTCCGTTCTCCAAGAGCGAACCGTCCGAGATCCATGGCATCTTCATGCTTTCGCCCCTCTCGTCGGTGATACCATTTGCGGATCATAACCCCGGGACTCGTGTTGCCTTTTCGTGTGCCCAGAGCCGTCAGGGTGCGTCATGGTACCACTCGAATTTCAATAAACGGTTTGATACGATTACCCTCATCCTGAACTCCCCTCAGAGGCCGATCTGTGAGACGTGGATGTATCCCCATATTCTCGGACGGGGAGGATGCCTGCCTTACGGATTCAACGCCATTGTCGCAATCTCCATGTATGGCGGATACAACCAGGAAGATTCCGTGATCTTGAATGAATCCGCTATGAAACGTGGCCTGTTTGGAACCACATATTTCCATTCGTATAACGTGGTAGAAGAAATGACGAATGAAATGGAGGGACTGCACACCCATTTCGGCAACCCGGCAAAGAAGGGACTGAAATTGAAGGCGGATAAGGACTATTCGAAACTTGATGACAACGGAATTATTCGGTTGGGTGCGGAAGTGAGTGAGGATACTGTCCTCGTCGGCGTCATTTCTGGAGAGACGGATAAGTCGGAAGTGGCGAAGCGTGGTCAGCGGGGACGTGTAGACGGAATCCAGATGTTCACGGTCTCTCACGGTAGTGGCAAGAACAAGATCTCGTTGAACGGTGTAAAGATCCGTGTTGCCGAATCCCGTACTCCAATTCTGGGGGACAAGTTCAGTTCACGTGCTGGACAGAAAGGAACGGTTGGAATGATTATGAAGGAGTGTGATATGCCGTTTACTGCTCGGGGATTGCGCCCAGATCTTATCTTGAACCCCCACGCCATGCCATCTCGCATGACGACCGGTCAGTTACTGGAATCTGCCGCATCACGGATCGGCACTGCCCTTGGAACGCTGGTGGATGCCACACCCTTCTGTGCACGTGACCAGGGAGTAGAATACCGTGAACTCCTGCGCAAGATCGGATTGGAATCTGGGGGATCGGAGATCATGTACAACGGTCAGACTGGAGAAATGATGGAGATGGAAATCTTTATGGGAGCCACTTACTATATCCGCTCGAAGCTGATGGTAGAAGACAAGATCAATTACCGTGACACGGGTGCCAAGACTCTTCTCACCCACCAGCCGCTGGAAGGACGGTCGGCCGGAGGTGGACTGCGTATCGGAGAAATGGAGCGTGATGCTCTCATTGCCCACGGAGTTTCAGGGTTCATTGAAGAATCGTTCATGAAGCGATCGGACGAGCATGAAGTCATATTCCAGAAGGATACAGGGCTACTTGATAGCACTGGAGAGGGTGAAGTTGGAATTTTACGAATGCCGTATGCCATGTCCCTCTATGTCAAGGAGCTCGAGTCAATGCATATTCGCACAAATATTATAGGCGTTTAAGAGTATGACGGGTGATATAGGTAAGAAGATGTACGTCGTAAAACGTGATGGACGGAAGGAAGAGGTCTCATTTGACAAGGTCCTCCATCGTATTCAGAAGTTGGCTGGGGGGCTCGAGCATGTGAACCCTGTTTTGGTAGCACAGAAGGTCTGTTCTCAGATCCACGACGGGATTCAGACAGCAGATCTCGATGAGTTTGCGGCGGAGACGGCTGCGATGATGGTGGGTCGTGCGCACCCGAATTACGGTAAGCTTGCTGCGTGTATTGCGATTGATAACCATCACAAGAATACTCCCTCAACATTTCGGGAGTGTGCGGAGCTTCTGTGTTCAAAGGGGATTGTATCGCAGAAGATCTGTGAGGTTTCCCGTATGCAGGGGATCCAGGAGATGATTCATTACGAGCGTGATTTCGAGCTCTTTGATTATTTTGGATTCAAGACGCTGGAGAAGAGTTATCTTCAGAAAGTTGATGGAAAGGTGGTGGAGCGCCCGCAGCACATGTGGATGCGGGTAGCTATTGAAATTCACACGGATGAATACACGGTTGAACATTACGGCATTGTGCAGTATGTTCCTAACATGCGCCGGATCGCAGAGACGTATGATGCTCTGTCCAAGGGTTACTTTATTCATGCGACTCCTACCCTGTTCAATGCGGGTACGAACCACACGCAACTCTCTTCGTGTTTTCTCCTGGATATCAAAGATGATTCCATCAAGGGGATTTATGAAACGCTGGGCGATTGTGCCCAGATTTCCAAGTGGGCTGGCGGTGTAGGTCTGGCTGTCCACAAGATCCGTGCTAAGAATTCTCGGATCCAGGGAACCAACGGTGCGTCTACGGGTATTGTTCCCATGCTCAAGGTCTTCAATGATACGGCTCGCTACGTGAATCAGGGTGGGAAGCGCAACGGTTCGTTTGCCGTCTACCTTGAGCCGTGGCACGCAGATATTGAGGATTTCCTGCGTCTCAAGCTGAATACAGGTGCGGAGGAGGACCGGGCACGTGATCTCTTTTACGGTCTCTGGATTTCGGATGAGTTCATGCGCCGTGTCAAGGAGGACAAGGACTGGACCCTCATGTGCCCGAACGAGTGCCCCGGTCTGGCGGATGTGCACAGTGAGGAGTTTACTGCTCTCTATCGGAAGTATGAGGCGGAGGGCAAGGGTCGGAAGACTGTCCCCGCCCAAAAGCTGTGGCAGATGATCCTGGACGCTCAGATCCAGACGGGGACTCCCTACTTGTGCTACAAGGATGCGGCAAATTACAAGTCGAACCAGAAGAATCTGGGGACCATCAAGTCCAGTAATCTGTGCTCGGAAATCATGGAGTATACGGATGCAGGGGAGACAGCGGTGTGCAATCTAGGCAGCATTTCCCTGACCAAGTTCGTGGAGGTGGATGGGAGTTACGATTATGATGGACTGGGGCATTACACTGCGATCTTGGCACGTAATCTGGACATTGTGATTGACAGGAATTACTACCCCACCCCCGAATGCCGGGCATCCAATCTCCGCCACCGCCCCATCGGGATCGGTGTTCAGGGTCTCGCTGATGTGTTTGCAAAGATGCGGCTCGCATGGAGTTCCCCCGAAGCCACAATCGTCAATCGTCGGATCTTTGAGACCATTTACTATTCTGCGATTCACACATCCTACAACCTAGCTGTGGACAAGGGATCGTATCCTTCCTTTGCGGGTTCGCCAGCATCCCAAGGTATTCTCCAGTGCGATCTCTGGCGTGTGAATCCCCTTTCTACCGATCTTGATTGGCAGGGTCTGCGCCAGAAGGTTCAGAAGGGTCTACGCAACTCCCTCTCCATTGCCCTGATGCCCACAGCGTCCACGTCTCAGATTCTCGGGAACAACGAGTGCTTCGAACCGTTCACGTCCAACTTGTATGTTCGCCACGTCCTCGCCGGAGATTTCATCGTGATCAACAAGTATCTGATTTCTGAACTAGTAGATCTGGGGATCTGGAACCCCGAGCTGCGAACGGCAATTATTGCAAACAATGGAAGTATCCTGGGCGTAAAGGGTGTGCCCTCCGATATTCAGGAACGGTATCGCACGGCGTGGGAGATTCCGATGAAGACACTCATTAATATGTCCGCTGACCGTGCACCGTTCGTATGCCAGTCGCAGTCGCTCAACCTGTTTGTTGCCGATCCGTCGTATTCTCGTCTCTCCAGCATGCACCTGTATGCGTGGGAAAAGGGACTCAAGACTGGATGTTATTACCTGCGAACCAAAGCTGTCGCCTCGGCTCAGAAGTTCACTGTGGAACCGGAGGCTCGTCCTCAGCCTGACTGCCTCACCTGCTCTGCGTAAAATATTCTCCAATGAAGTATAAAACAAATGCCCGGCTCTCTGTCCCCCGCTGATTTTGCGTCTGGTGCCCCTGCCGCTGGTGGCCGCCGCCGCCGCCACTCCCGCCGTGGAGGTGAGGAGCTCGTTGCCGGACGCCGCCGCCGCTCCGCCCGCCGTGGAGGTGAGGAGCTCGTTGCCGGCCGTCGCCGCCGTGGCGGTGATGTCGCCCCTCCCCCGGCCTCGATCACGCAGGCTGCCGGTGAGCTTGTCACTGCGGGTGCCCCCGCCACGCTCGAGGGTGGCCGCAAGCGCGCCACCAAGGCGAAGCGCGTCGCCAAGGCCCTGCTGAAGCTGTCCAAGAAGCTCGGAGGCCGCCGCCGCCGGGGTGGCAGCTCGATGTATTAAACAATCAACCTGTTTAACATTCTTTAGGTAGAGCAGCTGCTTTACCGCTAAAAATGTAGGTTAGTTAGGTTGGAACGTTCTGCTTAAGAAACTCACCAAGCGTCGAAAGCATCGTAAATAGATCTTCCGTAAATCCGTAGTGGCATCCGTTGGGTTCCATTCCCGGCGGAATACGACGGCTGGATGTTGTTCGGGGGTGCACGAGACTCACAATGATTTCCTGGGGGGACAGTTCAATACACTTTGATTCCCGTCCCTGGATGAATAGATGTCCTTCGGCAATCCGAGTCTCATCTGGAAACCCCTTCTCTTCCCAGAATGTCTTGGTATAACACATCGTGGCCTCAGATACCCGCATACTCTGAGGCAGACGCATGGGTGGAACGTTCACGAACGACGTGTAATTGGCAATATCGTACGAAGGCAGAGTGGTGCAGAACGCACATTCTTTCTTGGCACGCAGCATCATAGATACACGGAACAGAATACTGTTAGGGGGGTAGATATCGTCATCGTCCATGTGAATAATAATGGGAAACTTCGCAAGCTTGGCGCCCAGGTTCCGTTTCCATGCGATCGTCTTCCCAGCCATTTCCAGGATGTATCGGGCGTAGGGAAGATGCTTGACAAACTCGTCGCATGTATCCTTGCCATCGTCAATCACGATCCATTCAATCTTGTCTTTCGGGTAACATTGGGAGTCGACTGCCCCTGCACAAATCTCCATGAACTTCGGACGATCACGGGTCGGTGTGACAATCGTGACTCCCGGCAGCTCATCTTCGGGAATCGCATCCTTTTCAATGGAAAATACATCGTCAGTCTTATACGCTTTCAGGAACTCCTGCATACGTGCTGTCCATGCTGTCTGGCGAGCAAGGTAAGCATCCGCATTCTTGGCCCCCATCGATTTGCGATCCTTGAATGTCAACTCAGCATACTCTTCCAGTGCTTCCATCACCGATTCGGGCGTTGTCTTGGAAAGATCACCCAGACACTCGGGGTGGGGAACTACCTTCTCCGCCTTGACCCATACTGCCTCATACCCAAACTCTCGGAACGGACGAATATCGTTCAACAGAAGAACGGAACCGGTAGATGCGGCCTCATTCACAGCGTGACCGAACCCTTCTGCCGCCGAACAACAGATTGCCAGTCCGCATTCTTGGACAAGGGCATCGTATTCTCCCTGTTTCAGAGTGGACGGATACGTGATAACTTTCTTGGAAAGAGATTCGGGGACATCGACCTTCAAGCGGCTGCCATCGTATACAATATGAAGCTCGGGGAGTTTCACATCCGCAGTAACAGCCAGAGCATATGCATCTACAATCAACTGGGGATGACGGAAAACGTTCTTGCCAGTGACCACCAGCGCCTTGTGGAAATTCTTCTTTTCAGGAATACCCTTGGCAATCGACGTCCAGCCAATATACTTGACATTCGGATGAAGATCCTTGAATAGATCTACAGCCTCGTGCGTCTTACACCAGATTTCATCGAGAGACGCAAGGTATGGAATCCAAGACTTGTACGTCCATTCGGGATTCGGGATCAAGATATTCTTGGCGGCGTAAGTGAACAGCGAAGGCGCCAGAACTTCTAGGAACACATTCATTTCGGCTTCCTCGCATTCTGGCTGGGCATGCAGAATGCGGCGAAACTTGACGGTCTCGTCCGAGGCATACCAGATACCTTGTAAGATATCTACATCCTGAGCAAGACCAGTTTGGTTACGGTGCGACGATACAATATTGACTCGCATTGTTCTCTTACTGTTTCCTTCGTTTAAGTGTTCCTCTGATTTGACGAGGGATACGTTTGGCAGTCTTGGCCCGCAGGTTCATGATATGGAGATACTCAGCCCGACTCGGTTTCTTCTGCGAACACGGATGAAGAACGATCTGACGATCATAGAACCATTCGGTTGGTTGCCCTGTCCACGCCCAGAACTCATCAATCGTTTCAAGGACAGGAGCACTCTCAATCTCCGAGATAAACTTGTCCGTGAACTCTACACATTCATCTTGAACATCTCCAAATCCATAACTCGTATCAAACAGTTCAAAACACAATTGG